TGGATAGGGCGCTTTTCGTAAGTGTTCAAGCCAAAGTCGATGGTTCCGTGCCGGCCGGGAATGGTGAATTCATTCCTGCGCAGCTCGGGGATCAAGGACCTGTCAACACTTCTTACCCCGATCCCAAAGGTAGAGGAATGAATGTTTCGGAAGGTAAACCCTATCATGCCAATCCCCTCCCCCGCGCTGCCTGTTGTTGAAGAGTGTGTAGTTCCCGCGCTATAAGTTTTATGTCCTGGTCGCTTCTTACGTTCATGTTTTGAATTACAAAGGTATTAGTGATCGCACCCATGCCGGCTGGCGAAGCCCCGGCAAGCCCCACATTAATTTGAGGACTGATCAAGCCTGATAGAGCACTATCAACGGCAGCTTTTGCTTCTTTTATGCCTTCAGCCAAACCTAAGCTCAGATTCTCACCGATATCCATAAATACGGCGGACGGAGAATGAATCCCCAGCACACCTTTAACGCCGCTGACAACGCCACCAACAAAATCAGAAACCTTATCCCTTATCCATCCGGCCATTGAACTGATTCCATTCCAAAGTCCTCTTACAATGTCTTTGCCGATTTCTAAAAGTCTGCCGGGCAGCTCTCTGAAGAAACTAACGATATTTGATATAATTCCCGGCAAACTGCTTCTGGCCCAGGAAATAAGGTTATTCCCCCATTCTTGGATTTTGGAAAGTGCTACTCTGAGCTGCTCCCATATCTTACCGGGAAGCTCCATATAGAAACGAATTATACTTGCGATAAACTTGGGAACTTCCGCTATCGCCCAGTTTATCGCATCCCTGCCGAATTTTATTATATTACCCAGGGCCACACCAAGAGCATGACCAATTTTCCCGGGCAACTCGTTCATAAATTTTGCAACTTTGCCGGGGAGTTCGCTAAACCATTTTAAGCCTTTGTTTATGGCTTCCGGTATGGTCTTCGTAAAGAAATCCACTATTGCGCCCCAAACTTTGTCCAGTGTCTCTTTGATTTTATCCCAGTTCTTGTAGATTAAAACGCCCGCGGCTACCAGCCCGGCGATGGCCGCTATTACTAAACCGATAGGCCCGGTCAAAAGCGTTATTGCCGCGCCCAGGGCAGGAAACCCTGCGGACAGCCCCGCTACCAGCGAAGCGCCGCCCGCCATTGCTGTGGACATGGCCCCCAGGCCGGTTATCAATGTTCCGATAGCTGAAACTATCGGTCCTAACACCATTAATAGCGGACCTATTGCTGCTGCCAGTCCAGCTACAGCTACTATTGTTTTTTGCATTTCAGGGGAAAGGCTGGCGAACCAATCCACAATCGGGCGGAGCAATTCTACTAGCTGCATGAGGACAGGAATAATAATTTCCCCAAGCGAAATGCCCAGGTCAACGATCTGATTCTTGAATATCTCAAGCTGTGATGCGGTCGTCCCGTACCGCTGCTCGGCCTCTTGGGTTAAAGCTATATTTTCTTCCCATGCTGTAGTTCCGATCTTTATAGATTCACTAAAAAGATCACCTGCACCTGCGGCGCGGAGCAAGGCGTCACGGAGGCGGATTTCGGTGATGCCCATATCGTCCAGCACTTTAATTGCCGATATCCCTCGCTCTTCGGCGGTTCCCAGACCCTGAATAAAGGCAATAATGGCTCCTGCTGCGTCTTCCTGAAAAGCTCGTCTAAACTCATCAGCACTCATGCCGGCTACTGCAGCGAAGTCATTTAGCCTCTCACTGCCGGTCTCAACAGCAAGTTGCATATCGGCCATTACACGGCTAAAGGCGGAACCTCCGGCCTCGGCAGCAATACCTACAGAGGACAAGGCGCCGGCAAAACCAAGAATCTGCGCCTCTGTCATCCCTACCTGGGCACCGGCACCAGCAAGGCGCAATCCCATGTCCACAATCTCGGCTTCGGTGGTGGCTAAATTGTTGCCCAAAGCAACAATGGTGGAGCCTAGCCGGTCAAACTGGTCCTGCGGCATCTGTGTTATATTTGCCAGTCTGGCAAGTGAAGTGGCCGCCTGGTCTGCACTTAAGTTTGTGGCTTCGCCCAAATCAATCATGGTCCGGGTAAAGCTCAAGATATTCGGTACCTCAATACCCAACTGCCCGGCTGCCTCGGCAACCCCGGCAATCTCTGTAGCCGCGGCTGGGATCTCCTGAGACATGGCGCGGATGCCTTCTTCTAAAGCGCCGAACTCTTCTTCCGTAGCATCAACAGTTTTACGCACACCCGCGAAGGCCGATTCAAAATCAATAGCGCTTTTAGTAGCCAGCGTTCCAAGACCGACAAGAGGTGCTGTCACGTAAGTGGTCATCTTCTTGCCGACATCAGTCATCTTCTGCCCGGCATCCTTGAGCTTCTGTCCAACCTTCTCAGCAGTAATGCCAGTATCGCGAAGTTGCTTCTCAAACTTTTTAAGCTCTTGCTCGGCCTTCACAACTTCGCGCTGGAAGGCTCTGTATTGTTCCTCGTTTATTTCGCCTTTGCGGAACTGTTCGTTGACCTGTTCCTGGGCAGTCCGGAGTCGGTCAAGTTTTTCCCGGCTGTTTTCAACGGCATCGGCCAGGAGTTTCTGCTTCTGCGCGAGGAGTTCAGTGTTTTTCGGATCAAGTTTTAGGAGGCGCTCAACTTGTCTCAGCTCGGACTGGACATCACGGGTCTTTTTATTTACGTCCTCTAGAGCTTTATTAAGCTTTTGCGTATCTCCGCCGATTTCGATTGTGATCCCCTTGATCTTCCCCGCCATGATTTCACCTCCTAGAACCGGTCAAAATCCGCCTGGGTTGCCGTCCTCACGGTATCTTCTTTTTCGTTATCATCTAAGTGCTCATTGTTGTAAGTAACAACGTACCCAAGTATCATCCCAAGCGTTAAATGCTCAAAGTCTCGTAAAGTCAAACCCCTTTCAAGCGCCCGAAGCATAATAAGTTCTGTTGTCAGCTCGAAAGGGGTTTCGTCATCAGCCTCTATTTTTTTTTACTTTGTGCCGTGGTAGTCAGACTGCTAAAAATCATATCTGTCAGTTCTGGCAATACATCAACAAGCGGAAACTCTGAAAAGCTATCTAGCCACTCCATGGGAGGCGGCAAGCTAGGGTCTGCTGTTTTAGCAAGGGTCCACGCAAGATTATAGAATACCTCTAGGTCCAGTGCTTCATAGTTGACTAGCTCGTTAGTGTTTGGGTCTATTGCGCTTTGCAATTTGAAAATGTCCTGAATGGCATCCCTGCCAAACTGCGCCTTATATCTAAGCAAAAAGGCGCCAGTGCTTTTGAATTTCACCTGGCGCCCATCAATTGTGAGTATCTTTTCCATGTTTTCACCCCTATGGCGTGGTGTCTTTTACGGTTACAATTACGGTTACGGCATTGCCTTTGGTGAATTCAACCGTGACTGTATAATCGCCCAAATTAAGGTCCGCAAATATCGCCTGGGCAATAGTGACGTCTTCACCGTTGACGGTCAAATAGACTCCGGCAATGGGCACGCCATCAAGCAGCACATTTTTAACCACGGTGGTGCCGGTCGAGGTAACCAAAACATCCACATCGGCGGGGTCGTATTTGTCGAAAGTTAGAGCATCTTCGTCAGGAGTATTGATTACGGCATTTTTACGATATACGGCAGTGTAGAAATTATCATACGGCGTCTCGCCTTGCGGTACTTTTGCTTTTACGTCGCCGGTATCTAGTGCAGGTCTGGCTGTGATGTTCAATGTCTCTGTCTGCGGCTCTTTTGTGTTCGTCCTGGTAGAGCCGGACACGCTGGGCCGGGATGCAAGGACGTAATAAAGCACATGCCGTGTTTTCTTTGCGTCGCCATCGAATTCAAACATCAGGGCGAAATGCTTTGCTTTGGCGTCCTTGTTTTCGATTAGGGCACCGTTGGCGTCCTCGATTTCGCCCAAGACGTCTTTTCGGAAATCATCAGGGATGAGCGCCATCTCCAGGCTGCCGGTGTAGCCATCATTGGTGTTTTCCTCATAGTACACCATGTCGTCAGCGTAAAACTGAACACTCTCTCCGGCTGCGTCCAGGGTAAGATTGACGGCTCCCCTGATAGGTTTTGGCGTATCGTATGTTATTTC